TACTTCGCTACTATCTAACTATGCGAAGCGTGACCATTCACATAACTAGTTAAACCTTCGAGTGTTCGTTGTCCGCTATATTCATCTATTTTAGCATTATTTTCATCTAATAGTAAAATTGTTGGGAAGCCAGAAATAGCATAAGTGTTTATTTGCTCTCGCACTTGTGCTTGTTCGAATTTATAAGTTTTAATAGTGCTAGAATTTGCCGAACAAAATTTATCCCATGTTGGAGTAAAATTCTTACAATGACCACATCCATCCATATAAAAATATACTAATTTAGTTGACTTGTCAGATGTCATAGCACTAGGACTAGAACTACTACTAAATAGGTCAAAGCCTTCTTTAAATACTATATTAGNTGGTAAAACATAGTTACCAATAAAATATAGTAACACTAAAACAATTGCTAAATATAAAAAGGTTTGCATTGGTTTTTTTAATGTAAACTGTTTTATAAGTTTTAAATTCAAAAGATTAATTCTAAACATTTTATTATAAAACATTTTATAATATATAGAATTATTATTTTATAGATAGTTTTTGTATTTTTTTGCTTTTATATTTTTTGCTATTATATTTTTTGCTATTATATTTTTTGCTATTATATTTTTTGCTATTATATTTTTTGCTTTTGTATTTTTTGCTTTTGTACTTTTTGCTTTTGTACTTTTTGCTTTTATATTTTTTGCCTCCCTTTTTTACAGTATCGGCATTTGGAGTATTTTGAGTATTTTGAGTATTTGGAGTAGTTGCAGGATCTGTAGTATCAGTCATACTATTTCTATTTATATTAATAAATTTATCATAAAAAAATTTGTCAGGAAGTCCAAGTGTTCCATACATTATTTTTGAAAATATATTATCCATTATAGTAGCATTTGACAAGCATTCATCGCCAATATAGCGCCGCATAAGTGATGGTTTTTTTTTAGAACCATCTGATTTATATGTTCTAAAAATGACTACAATATTATAAACGTTGTTTAGTAAACGTTTATCGCTTGATTCATCAATGTAAAAAAAATCATTATTTGAAAAATCTGTATTAAATCTTTTTAAATGTTGTTTTAAAATTGTCTGTATTGACGCATCTTTTCTTGAATTGTCATACTTATCGTATTTTTTATTTGCCATAATACTGTGATATTTAATCTGACTTGTATTTGTATGATATACAATATACGTGTCATCTACAAGATTTTTGTTAATCAAAATATTATTATCAAATAATTTAAATTTTTCACGAAGTAAATACATAATATTTTCTGTTACAATCCGATTTTGTTTTTTTTTCTCTTCTTTTTCTAGCTCTGCTTTTTTTTGCTTTTCTTTTTTTTTCTCTTCTTCTTTTTTTTTCTCTTTTTCTTCTTCTTCTGGTGTTAGCTGTTCTGCATTTTTTTTTGAATCTTTATCACCTTTATTATTATTTGCATTGTCTTCATTTATTATTTCGGGAAATCTGTTTTTATACATATTTACAATGTCCGAATTAACAAATAGTTCTAACATTTTGTTAACTCGTTTTTCATTTTTTAAACTATTATAAAAAGCATTCATGTTATCATTTTCTTTTTTATAATTAATATTATTAAATATGTACATGGTATTAAAACTAGATAAGTCCGCATCTATATCTTTGGGATATAATAGTGTTGGTGCACTAATTTTTATGTTTGGTATTTCTAAGTCATCAATTACATAATGAATTTTTATTATTGGAATATCAATAATTAAAGTGGTTTTTACTTTTAAGTAAATAGTTACATTTCTAATTGTGTCATAGTCTTTTTTTTTCATATGAATAAATGGTAAATCATAAAATAATATTTCATCAACATAATATTTCTCTTTTTTGATATTTATTAAAATAGTTTCTTTTTTAAAGAATATATTTTTAATTATATACATTATATTACTAAACATTAATGTATCCTTTATTTCATCATCATCAAAGTCAGATGTTTTTTTAGTATTATAAATATATTTATAATTATCTGATACAATTTTATTAATAGCATCACTTTTATTAATTGGTGCAATTCTTCTATCATTTTGATAAGCTCCTGAACTAAAATTTATTATGTTATCTCTAACTATTCTAACATATGGTTTTTTTGTAAAAATTTTGTGAAGTTCGGCTAAATCAGTTGAATCTTCCATCATTAGTTGTACTTCAGATATATCATTTGGATATCGCACACCAGACTCTTTTTTTTCTGATGGTGGAATTATATAGTCAATTTTTTTCATATATTTAAAAATGCTTTTTAATTCTTGAATAACAGAGTTATCAAGATAATAAATATCTCTATTCATTTTCATTGAACGTGCTTCGGTTTCTGTGTCTGGCCAATCTGAGTCTTTTAACCTAATATTGGCACCATTCCGATAATTAACATCTTCAATAAAAAAAATATTATTGTTTTGATCGCTTAATTCAACATTTACTACATATTCTTGAGATTCTGCTACTTTAGCTGCTTCTTTTCTTTTATCTCTATCTTCTACTTTATCTGCTTTTTCTGCTTTTTCTGCTTTTTCTGCTTCTGCTTTTGCTTTTCCTGGTTCTGCTTTTCCTGGTTTTGGTTCTGCTTTTGGTGCTTCTGCTTTTGGTGCTTCTGCTTTTCCTGGTTTTGCTTCTGCTTCTGGTTCTGCTTTTGGTTTACCTGCTTCTGGTTCTGCTTTTGGTTTTATTAATGATGGCATACTACAATTTAATTAAACTATAATATACAAATATTAATTTTAAAAATAACTAACATTATTAAAAGATTCAATTAAGCTTAATTTATTATAATTATTTATTTGTTGTTTTGCTTTCCTTAATGTATCATAAGCATTATTTATTTCATAATCTGTAACTATTTTATCATTTTTTTCACTTGTTAAAGATAAATTTTTATATTTATTTGGTAATATATTATATTTAGACTCTTCATTTAACAAATAATTTGCCAATATTATAAATAAAACAGTAATAATAATAGAAACAGTAATATCTTTTGTGTTAATAAAAGCTATGGTAAAAATAAGAACTTCTCGAGCAACACTTTTTAATAATAGCTCTTGACCTTTCGTTAATTTTAATTCAATATATCTAGACCCTATATTCATAGCAATCATAAATAAACCTGCAAACAGTTTATTTGTATCTAAATTATTTACTATATCAATAAATTTGTATTTTTTGAAGTTTTCAAAAATATTAAACATAACTTAAATCAATAGTATTATAATAATAAAATATTTATTTTATTTGTTATTATTAAAACATTAAATGTTAGCAAATTATTAATTAATCAATAATTAATTTCTAAATATAATAGAGTTATTTAGTAGTTTTTGAGAATAATATAATCTTATTTTTTTATAACAATATAATAATATGATTCAACTAAATCCGGCTCCACTTGATTCTGAAAATTCTAACTTATTAGAATCAAAATTATCTAAAAATTCCAATAGAACTCTAAAAAATAAGAAATCTGTAGAATTTAGCAGTACTACTATTCCTAATACAAATAATAATGATTTGCCTAAAAATAAAATAACTAATTTAGGAAATTTGATGTCAAAGATCCATGAAAATAGTGAGGAAGATGAAGACTATAACAATAACTATAGTGCTAATGTTATAGACGACAATATTAGTAAATCATTAACAAATAGTTTGAATAGTGAACTAGAAAAAATTCAAAAAATGAGACAATCTGGGAATAACATACCACACAATGTTTTTTTCAACAATAATGAATTAAACAATGCAGAAAATCTAAATCAAATAGCAGACCAAACTGCTAGCCAAATACCCAGTCAAATACCTAGTCAAATATCCAGTCAAACAGCAAATAAAAGTCCCATAGCTAATATAAGTAATTTATATAATTCAAGCTTATTAGGAAATATNACTAAAAATAATGGGCTATCAAATTATAGTGATAGCTATAATTTAAAATATGACTCATCTCCACAAAATTCAAATAATTTAAATTTTGATAATAATAAACTTTTAAGTAAATTAGAATATATAATTCACTTATTAGAAGAACAACATAATGAAAAAACAAATTATATTACAGAAGAATTAATATTATATTTATTTTTAGGAATATTTATACTATTTGTATTAGATTCATTTGCCAGAGCAAGTAAATATGTTAGATAATAATATTTATAGAGTTAATATATAATGATACCATTTATTATAGCAACATTAGCACCAATAGTAAACTCAATCCAATTATACAAAACATATATAACAAAAAGTGTAAAAGATTTATCATACTATTCTTTATCACTCATTTTACTAACTAATTTGCTTTGGTTGCTACACGGTTATTTTATATTTGATATTTCATTAATTATAGCAGGCATGGTTAGTATGATAATAAATCTGGCACTATTAGCATTATTTTTTCTTTATAGAAAAAAGGGACGTTTTAAATGATAACACTATTTTATGAAAACTATTTTAATAATACTATTTTAATAATACTATTTAAAACTATTTTATTAATTATTATGATAATCAATAAAATAATCTTATGACATTGGTAAAAGAATATTTAGAATATACAAAACACTATAAAGTGATTTATGGCACAAAAACATTAGTTTTGATGGAAGTAGGCAGTTTTTACGAATGTTATGCTATAAAAAAGGCGGAAGGTGTTTATGAAGGTAGTGATATTCTAGATTTTACACAAATTAATGATATGATAATTGCTAATAAAAATACTTATGTTGATGAGCACAATGTTGTAATGGCTGGATTTGGAGTAACTCAATTAGACAAATATGTTAGAAAAATGTTACATCATGGATATACAATAGTTGTATATATTCAAGATAAACAACCAAATAAAACTACTCGCAGTTTGGGTTGTATATATTCGCCAGGAACATATTTTGATAATAACGATTATTATAGTTCGGTTGGTTCTAGTAATGAATATTTAACTAATAATACAATGTGTATATGGATACACTATAGCAAAAAGAACAAAATTGTTAAAGAAGAAATGCTTACTCTTGGATTAACATTAATAGATATTATTACAGGAAAACTTGTAAGCTATGAATATACTATTAATTATAGCAATAGCCCAACAACATATGATCAATTAGAAAAATACATTTCAATTTATAATCCGTGTGAATTAATTATTATTACTAATAAAAATAGTCAAAATAGTCAAGATGGTGAAAATGGTCAAAATTGTCATTTTATTGATGATGTTATTAGTTATGCAAATATTAATTCGGCAAAAATTCACAAGGTTTATTTACTTGAAAATGAAGAGGCCAATGTTGAACCTACTAGCTTTGAGACTATTGCAAAAAACTGTGAAAAACAGTTATATCAAGAAACATTAATAGATAAAATATATGGACAGGGTTCTTATAGATGTAAATATGAATTCCAAAATTATAGTATTGCCAATCAAAGCTTATGTTTTTTATTGGTGTTTATTGAAAAACACAATCCATCATTAATTAAAGCCATTGACTATCCGCATTTTGAAAATATTAATAGTCAATTAATTTTAGCAAACCATTCTCTCAAACAATTAAATATGATTAGCGATCAGCGCTATAATGGTAAATTAGGGTGTATAGCTAATTTTTTAAATAATACAATTACAAACGCAGGGCGGCGTAAATTTGTATATGATTTGTTGCACCCAATAAATGACATTGCTATTTTGAACACAAGTTATGAAGTAACACAAGAGTTAATAGATACAAAATTCTATAAAATTATTAACCATTATTTGTTAAATGTGAGAGATATTGAGAAGTTTGAGCGAAAACTTAATATGTATAAGTTTGATCCTAAAGATTTTGGTACGCTATATGCTAATCTCTCTAATATTTCAATATTATTTGAAAAAATAAGCAGTTCTGAATCTAATAACTTACTATATTCACATATTTCTAGCATAATAAAAGGCAACATATGTGCTAGCATTAACTATCTTAATAGTTATATTGAAAAAGTATTTGACTTGACCAAACTTTCTAATATTAGTTATGATAAATTTGCAAGTTATAGCTTATATGAGCTTGACTTTATTAATAAAACTTATAACACTAAATTAAATAAACTATTCAAAAATAGTTTTGATTCAAGAGAACAATTAGATGCAATTGTCAATTTTTTATCAGAATTGTTGAGAGATTATGAGAAACAAAAAGTAGGGTCATCTGTAAAAAGTGCTAAGTCAAAAACCGCCAAGAAAACAATGTTAAATGAAGACTCTGAAATCTATTATAATAGTGATTATATTAACAATCCGCAAATAAATCATGAAATAGATAACACAAGTGCCTCATCATTGTGCTATAGTTATGTTAAAATTCATGAAACACCGAAAAGTGATGCGTTATTAATCATAACAAAACGCCGTGCCTATTTATTAAAAACACTAATTAGTGAGGTTATAGCTAAGTGTGGACCGAAATATAGTATATGTTATAATTCAAAGTATAGCAAATGTAATGAAATTATTGAATTAGACTTAACACTTATCGATTTTAAAAGCCATGGTTCAAATAATACTAATAATATAATAATATCAAGCCAAATTAGCAAATTAACTAATGCTATTCAAAATTCGAGAGATTGGTTAATTGAAGAACTAAGTATTAGTTATAAAACTATTATTAGTGAATTCAATAATCTTACCCTAAATTATTACAAGGACAATAATATAGAAAGCACTAAAACATCTCTCCTTGGAACAATCTCTCAATTTGTAGCGTTAAGTGATGTATGTTATGTAAAGGCATATAATGCATTAAAATATAATTATTGTAAGCCACAAATTGTATCAAACACAAAATCATATGTTAATTTTAAGAAGCTTAGACATTGTCTAATAGAGCATTTAAATACACATGAATTATATGTAACAAATGATTTAGAGCTGGGAACAAGTAATAATGGAATATTATTATATGGTACAAACGCAGTTGGAAAAACTAGTTTTATTAAATCAATTGGAATAGCTATTATAATGGCACAAGCAGGTATGTATGTTCCATGTGAAGAATTTATATATTATCCATATGATTATTTATTTACCCGCATTTTAGGTAATGATAATATTTTTAAAGGTCTCTCTACCTTTGCAGTAGAAATGTGTGAATTACGAACTATTATAAAAAATGCCACATCAAACAGTATTATTTTGGGCGATGAATTATGCAGTGGAACAGAAACAACATCAGCATTAAGTATTTTTGTTGCTAGTCTAGAGAGATTACATAGTTTACAAAGCACCTTTTTATTTGCTACACACTTTCATGAAATATTAGAATACGAAGAAATAAAAAGTCTTACTAAACTTAAAGCATATCATATGTGTGTGCTATTTGATCGTGAAAAAAACACCTTAATATATGATAGAAAGTTGAGAATGGGACATGGAGAGTCAATGTATGGACTGGAAGTATGTAAATCACTAGCATTACCCGAAGATTTTATTGAACGAGCATATGCTATTCGAAATAAATATAATAAAACACATACTAGTGTGTTAGAAGCAAAAAAAAGCCGCTATAATGCAAATAAATTGCGAGGAATGTGTGAACTATGTAATAGCAATGAAGGAATTGAAGTTCATCATTTACAATACCAGAAAAATGCAAAAGACGGTATTATTAATGGTGAATTTAATAAAAATCATAAAGCCAATTTAATAAATATATGTGAAAGTTGTCATCGAGAAATTCATAATTCAAATAAAGAATTTAGAATAACAAAGACCGATGATGGTTACAAATTGTTTCAATTGTAAAATATTTATATTACATATAAAATATTTATATTACATATAAAATATTTA